TGGTATTTCTGACCCCGAAGAAACACTGAGTTTACAGTAACTTATGGTTCCTATGTATGGTCCTCAATCAATCTGAAATTGCTGAAGCCTTTGGAGTCACCACGCGAGCCATCCAAAAATGGCACAATGAGGGTATGCCTTTGGAGGGTATGGACGGCAAAGAAAACCGATATGATTTGACGAAATGCGTTGAATGGTACGTTAAGAAAAGAGTTGGCAATGACCTCCAGTATGAAAAAACCAGACTGACAAAAGCGCAGGCGAATAAAACCGAACTCGAAGGCAAATTGCTTGAGCGTGAGCTGCTACGAGCGGACAACGTCAAGAACGTTTGGGTTTCACAGATTATCGCGTTTCGTTCTCGAGTTCTCGCTATGCCCACCAAGCTTGCACCGGACATTTTGCAAGCAACCTCTCTGACGGAAGCCAAAGGCATCATTGCAGATGCTTTGGAAGAAGCACTAAAAGAATTCAAAGACGTTCCTCTTGACGCCTACGCATGAGCGCACTTCTTCAGCAAGTTCTTCAGGAATCTCTCCAGTATTTTGAACCTCCACCAAAACTGACAATCAGCGAATGGGCTGATGAATACCGCAAGTTATCCGGTGAAGCTTCAGCCGAGCAAGGCCAGTGGCGAACAGAACGAGCCGAGTTTCAGCGCGGCATCATGGACGCAATCTCTGACCCACTCATCCACACTGTGGTTCTCATGTCTTCAGCTCAGTGTGGTAAATCTGAAATTCTGCTCAATACTCTGGGCTATTTTATCCATTTCGATCCTAGTCCAATTCTATTTTTGCAGCCTACGGTTGACGCTGCCGAAGGATTCAGCAAGGAACGAATCTTTCCAATGCTGCGAGATACGCCAGAACTGAAGCAACTGACGCTTGACGGCAAAGGCAACCAAAGAGACACGATCCTGCAAAAGCGTTTTGCTGGTGGTCAGTTGACACTCGTTGGGGCAAATTCAGCAACAGGCTTGTCTTCGAGGCCAATCCGTATTTTGCTTTGTGACGAAACAGACCGTTATCCGTATACGGCAAAAATTGATGGCGATCCGTTGCGGCTGGCAATGAAAAGAACGTCAACGTATTGGAACCGCAAGATTGTTTTGGTTTCAACTCCAACCGTCAAAGGCGTTTCGGTGATTGAGCGTTGGTTTGAAGAGTCAGACCAAAGATTTTATTTTGTGAAATGTCCACACTGCGACCATGAACAAACACTTCAATGGAATTCGGTTCGCTGGACAGGTGACGGTTCAGACGCAAAGCTACATTGTGAAAAATGCGAAACAGGCTGGACTGAAGGCGAGCGGTTGAGAGCAGTTCGAGCAGGAAGCTGGCAAGCTAAACGCCATTGCAACGGCATTGCCGGATTTCGATTAAATGCGTTGTATTCGCCTTGGACAAGATTGTCTGAAATGGCGCAAGAGTTTTTGCAGTGTCAGAATTCGGCACAGCAGCTTCAGACCTTTGTCAATCTGAGCTTAGGCGAAACTTGGGAAGACCAAGGCGAAACGATTGACGAACACGGACTTTACAACAGGCGAGAAGTCTACAAAGCACCAGCACCAGCAGAAGTTTTAGTGATTACGGCAGGAGTGGACGTTCAAGACGATAGATTAGAAGTGACGTTTCTGGGAACAGGCAAGGACAACGAAGGCTTTGTCTTAGACCACCAGATTCTGCATTCAGATCCAGCCGCACCGCAAACTTGGATTCAACTCGACAAACTTCTCAAAGAACGCTGGCGTTGTGCCGATGGGCATGAGTTGCCAGTTCAAGCGGCTTGTATCGACTCAGGCGGACACTACACTCAAGCGGTTTATGAATTCGTCAGAAGCAGAACCGCTTCCAGAATCTACGCAATCAAAGGTGTAGGTGGCGAGGGCAAGCCACCAATCGGCAGACCGTCAAGAAACAACTCCGGCAGAATCAAACTCTTTCCGGTTGGGGTAGACACGATCAAACAAGCAATCTTTGGTAGACTTCGCATTGCCAGCGGACCAGAAGCACTAAGATTTCCGAAACACTTGGATGAAGAATACTTTGCCCAATTAACCGCTGAGAAAATCGTCACCAAGTACCACAAAGGCTTTCCAAGGCGCGAATGGATCAAGATTCGACCACGAAATGAAGCCTTGGATTGTTTAGTTTATAGTTTAGCAGCACTTAGTTCGCTAAACATTCGGGATTGGAAAAGACTACAAAGAACTGCTAAAATAGCCGAAAAAGTGGAATCAGCGATTCCAGAATCACCGGAAGCACCAAGACGAAGAACTTTGAAACCTGCACGAAGACCACAATCTTGGATTCAAAGGTTTTAGTATGCGAAACCGAAGGAACCGATACTTGACACCAAAACAGTTGGCTGCTGAGTTGGACGTCAGCGAAAGAACAGCCTACCGATTCTGTGAATCCGGATTGGTTCCGGCTTACAAAGTTGGTGGAAGTTGGAGAATCGAAAGCCAAACCAGTTATTTAGACGCCTTTGCAAAATTAAATTAGTAATAAAATAAAAAAAATCTGCATTGTGTGCTTTTTTTTGTTGACGCATACACGCAATGCGTTTAAATTAGATTCAACAGTTCAGCAATAGAGCTGATCTAAATCAAAAACCAAAAACGAGGGATTAAATATGAACCAGAAACAAATCATCATTGACTACATCAACCAAAATTACTGTTTTGGAGATATGGAAGCAGAGTCAGGACAAACTGCTGCGGAAATCTGCGAGTTTTGGAAAGAAGACGGAGTGTGGCACATCGATGACCACCAGCTTGCTGGAATTGAGTTGGTCAAGGTTGTTAATGGCAAAGTCGTTCAAGTAAAGGAAGAAGAATATTGACCAGCATCGAATTCAGAAAGGCTCGACAAGAGTTGGGCCTGTCAATGGTTCAAGCATCCAAAAAATGCTGCGTTTCCTACCGAACTTGGCAAGATTGGGAAACTGGCAAACGTCGGCTTCCCAGTTATGCCAAGGTTTTTTTGCATTATCTCAAAACGCAATAATCTCTAAATCCTGCCAATTCTGCCAATCCTGCCAATTCTGCCAATCCTGCCCACAAGCTTGAAGTTCTGCGCTATTTCTAGCGCATGGCAACCAATCAATTCGACCGCGCAAACTATCCCACAATTGAACCTGACCGTCTCGTAGCTGGCGAACGCTGGCTTTGGCGAAGAGATGACCTTGCTGTTGACTATCCACCAGACAGCTACTCTCTGACCTATTACGGACGTTCTCACGGTTCTTCTTCTGCTGAAATTGCGATTACTGCAACCGAGGCAGATTCCAAGTATTTCATCGAAGTCTCTTCTTCTACGACTGCCAGCTATCCAACAGGCCACATCCATTGGCAAGCCTGGATTACTCGAACTTCTGACTCAGAGAAAATCAAGGTTGGCGAGGGACAGTGGTACGTTCTGACAGATACGGACGTTGCCCACGATCCGCGAACTCACGCTGAAATCATGCTCGAAAAAATCCAAAGTCTTTTGGAAGGCAGAGCAGACAATGACGTTGAAGAGTATTCAATCGGCAACCGTTCACTGACGAAGCTTTCAATCACCGATTTGATGAAATGGCGCGACTATTACCGTCAAGAAGTCACTAAAGAGCGGCAACTGACTCGCGTCAGAAGCGGCAAACGTCCTGGCAATCTGGTGAAGGTTGAGTTCAGGAGGGCAGGATGATTCAAGAAGCAATGTGGTGGCTCACGGATAGAGTGCATAGGCCAGCACCAGAGAATCCAAGCCCAAAGCAGAAGAAGCGTCGATATGATGGCGCGGCAGGTTCAAGATTCCTGGCGGATTTTGTCGGCTCAACCACAAGCTCAGACGCAGAACTTCAATATTCGCTTAGACGTCTACGAGACAGAGCCAGAGAACTTTGCCGCAATGATGACTACGCAAGACGTTACCTGCAACTGATGTCAAGCAATGTAGTTGGCGAGCATGGTTTCACGCTTCAGTCTCGCGCCAGAAATCTCAATGAGCCGAATGTTGGACAGTTAGATGCTGCTGGGAACGAAATCATTGAGCGAGCGTTTCGACGTTGGGGCAAATCCTGTTCAGCAAATCAGCGTCAGTCTTGGCTAGATATTCAGCGATTGGTCATTCAGGGACTTTGTCGCGATGGCGAGATTCTGATTCGTTTTGTTCGTGGGAAGCGTTGGCGTGATGGACTCGCGCTTCAGGTGCTAGAGCCGGATTACCTCGACGAAGAATATTTCACCACAGAGCCAAGAGGCAGAAGAGTGGTGATGGGTGTGGAACTCGACGAGTTCGACGCACCGCAAGCGTACTATCTCAAGCTTGGTCAAGGCCATCCGTTCGACACCTTTGGACAACGAAGAAGCGACAAAAGAACCAGAGTTCCAGCAGAGGAAATTCTGCACATTTATTTGCCTGACCGAGCGCAACAAACCAGAGGCGTTACTTGGTTCGCATCAGCCATGTCACGAATGCGGATTCTCTCAGGTTATGAAGAAGCAGAACTGATTGCTGCTCGAACCAGTGCCGCAAAAATGGGCTTCTTAGTTTCGCCTGATGGTGAAGGTTTCATTGGGGACGAATCGGCAGACGGCAATCAAATCATGTCTGGCGAGCCTGGAAGTATTCAGCAGTTGCCAGCAGGAATGAGCTTTCAAGAGTGGAATCCTAGCCATCCAACTTCAGCATATGCCGAATTTCATAAAGGTGTGCTTCGAGGCATTGCCAGTGGACTTGGCATTTCTTACACCAGCCTGTCAAACAACCTCGAAGGCGTTTCGTATTCGTCGATTCGTCAAGGTGCACTAGAAGAACGCGATTTATACCGTCAGATTCAAAGCTTTTTGATTCAGCACCTGTGCGAGCCAATCTGTCAAGAGTGGCTGAAAATGGCAATGACTTCCGGCTCAATCCCAATCCCAATCACTCGCTACGACAAGTTCAGCAACACACTGGAATTCAGAGGCAGAGGTTTCAGTTGGGTGGACCCAGCAAAAGAGATCAGAGCAGAAGTCGAAGCAGTTAGAAATGGCTTCAAGTCACTGAATGACGTTGCCAGACAATACGGCAGAGACGTGGAAGAGGTGTTTCAGCAAATGCAGAACGACAAGGCAATGGCGGAACGCTACGGAATCAGTTTAGCCTTTGAGCCTTTAGGCAGTCCACACGGACCAGTTGAGCCAGAAGTCGAGTAATGGCAGAAAACCACAAGCCAACCGAGGGCATGATTGCCGAGGCAAACCGTGGCCTAGAGTGGAGACGAGAATTTGGACGAGGCGGAACCAGTGTCGGAATCGCTCGCGCCAGAGACATCAGCAACGGCAAGAGTTTACCGTTGGCAACCGTGAAGAGGATGAAATCTTTTTTCGCTCGCCATGAAGTTGACAAAAAAGCCGAAGGTTTTCGACCAGGCGAAAAAGGTTATCCAAGCAACGGACGCATCGCCTGGGCTTTGTGGAGTGGGGATGCTGGCAAAAGTTGGAGTGAGAAAATCGTGAATCAAAGCGAGAGAAACATGGATTTAACTAGCATGACCGAAAGACACGTTATTGACGTCGAAGAGACTAACGACGAATACATTGTGGCGTTTGCCAAGGCTGAACAAGTCGCAGAAGAGCCGGAAGAGCGAGAAGTGGAACAAGTCGAGACAAGAGACTTACCAGTTCAAACTCAGTACCGAACCGGAAGCGTTCGCATGATGGATGACGAGTCAGACCGTCGAGTGATGATGAGCATTTCGTCAACGAATCCGGTTGAAAGAGAATTTGGCTATGAAGTTCTCGAACACAATGCCGGAAGCGTTGACATGGAATTCATGTCTTCAGGCAAAGCGCCACTGTTGTTGGACCATGACGCAAGGCAACAAATTGGAGTCGTAGAACGAGCCTATATGGACAACGACAAACTGAGAGCGCAAGTCCGGTTTAGCAAAAACGCAATGGCGGAAGAAGTTTATCGTGACGTAGTCGATGGGATTCGTGGCAACGTCTCAATCGGCTATCAGATTCAAGGAATGACGAAAGACGAGAACGGCTACAAAGACAAGCCGCTCTACAGAGTCAATATGTTTAAACCGCTCGAAGTGAGCATGGTTTCCATTCCTGCTGACTCCAGTGTTGGGGTAGGCAGATCCAAGCCGGAAATTTCCGGTAATGACAATTCTGCAATTCAGGAGAAAACAATGAGCGCAGAAGTAGTTCAAGAGCCGGTAAACACACGGCAACCAGAAGACCAACTGAAAGAGTACCGCAACCAAGCTTCTCAGATTCTCGAACTTGGTAAGCGGCATAACGAGTATGACTTGGCTTTCAGAGCACTTCAGGAAGAGAAAAGCCTAGCTGAATTCCAAGCCATGCTGCTTGAGAAGAAGACTTCCAAGCCAATCGACTTCAGCGTTGACGCCTCACCGAAAGAGAAGCGCAACTATTCCTTGGTGCGAGCAATCCGAGCCGCAGACCAGAAGGATTGGTCAAAAGCTGGTTTTGAAATGGAAATCAGCCAGGAACTCGCAAAGACGCAAAAGCGACAACCAAAAGGCTTTTTTGTGCCGGATTGGGGTTGGCAGACTCGAACGGTATCAACTGCAGCCGGAGCGACCTTTGGCGCAGGCTCAAATATCGTTCCAGAGGACTACCGAGGTGATCGCTTTATCGACGCCTTGATTTCAACCTCAATTCTTGGGCAAGTAGGCGCAACCGTGCTGAACGGTTTGCAAGGCAACGTGGCGATCCCCAAAATTAGCACCAGCACCGCGGCGGCTTTCATTGCGGAAGGTGGCTCAGTTGGAAATAGCGAGCCTGACTTCGCACAAGTCACCATGACGCCAAAGCTTTTGGCGAACAAAGTAGCCGTGACTCGCGAATTAATGATCCAGAGCGACCCATCTGTCGAGCAGTTGATTCGTAATAACATGGTTCGAATCTTCGCAGCCAAACTCGACAACGTGGCAATCAAAGGTGGTGGTTCAAACGAGCCAACCGGAATTCTCAGCACGGCTGGAATCGGGGACGTTTCCAGTGGCGGAACCAGTGGCAACGCGAACTTAAGCTATGGCAATGTCGTTGATATTATGACCGAAGTCAGTCAAGACAACGCTCTACTTGGAAACCTTCGCTGGGTAACTCATCCGGCAGTTGTGGGCAAACTGATGCAGACACTGGTTGCTTCCAGCACTGACTCGCGGATGATTATGCCAACACCGGATTCCATGCTTGGTTATCCAGTTGTTCAAACCACGCAAGCACCGAGTTCTTCACCGTACTCGCTGATTTTCGGCAACTGGTCAGACCTTTATGTGGGCTTCTTCTCAGCACTCGACGTACTGGTGGACCCATACTCCAGTGCCGGAACCGCAACGACCAATCTGTTCTTCTACCAAGATTGTGATATTGCGGTTGCTCATGCTGAAAGCTTCGCAGCAGCGCAGGACGTCACTGTCGCCTGAGTGTATCAGCTAGACGAGTTACAAGGTTGGGGTAAAACTCGACCTTGTATCTTACTTTGTGGCGGACCTTCTGCGCCTTCCGATTTGGCGCAAGCGAAGGCGCGGATTGGTTCCAAAGATTACGACTTAGCAAGCGTTAATAATCACGGTTTGCTTTTCTTGGGGGAACTTGCCTGGTGTTACGCGCATGACGTCCGAATGGTAGCGCACCTGAAAGAATACGATTCACCAGCGATTATTCACCATGACCCAAAGAATCTAAGAGACAAAGATATTCATGGCGGAATTGTCCCATTCATTCGGCTTTCAGGACCAGAAGCACTTTGGACAGCAGATTATTTGGGCTACTCAGAGATTCACATTTGTGGAGTGGATTTCTACACGGGCAACCGTCGATACTGGCATCAGTGGGATTTAGACAAAAAGCCAACAAGAGTGCAGGAAGATCAGCAAGGCAAGTGGATTGAGGCAAGAGATTTAATGCAGAATCCAGCAAGAGTGATTGTTTATAACGAACGACTTCAGAGAATATTTCAATGAAGATTCAGATTATCAGAGGCACGGTGGCAAACGGTGGACCTGTCAGAGTGGGCCAAGTGATTAGCGTTGACCCAAAAGAGGCACAGCAACTGGTGAACATGGGCAAGGCCGTTGTCTATGAAAACAGAGCCAAAGGACTTGAGCCAGAAGAAGCGCCACCAGTGACCACTCGAACCACAAAAACAGCACGAAAGCCTAAAGCCAAATGAGCGTTGAAACTGCAGCCGATAGAACTGCCATGCTCGCAGATTATGGCTCAACAGTAACGAAGGCGGACGCAAGCACTTTTGTGGCGATTTTTGACAATGACTTTCTTGCGGTTGATGTAGACGAAAGCGAAGTCGAAAGCTCAGAGCCAACACTGTTGGCAAGAACCGCTGACGTTTCGAGCCTAGCGCATGGTGACACTCTGACCATTTCAGCAGTGAGCTACACGGTTCGAGGCATTCAGCCGGATGGAACCGGAATGACGCAAATCATGTTGAGTGTGTAATGGCGCACAAACGAGCGCAAATCAAAGCGAGAATCCAAACGGTTCTGACCGGACTAGCGACAACAGGAAACAATGTCTTTCTCTCAAGAACTTATCCAATCGCAACCAGTGATTTGCCTGGTCTGCTGATTTATGCCAACTCCGAAACGGTTGAACGCTTAGAGATTGGTATTCAGAACCGTCAGCAACGGACACTTGACTTGGTGATTGAAGCGGTTGCGAAAGGCAACACGGCAGAAAGCACTTTGGACACAATTACCGTCGAGGTCGAGGAAGCAATGGCGAACGACCAAACGCTGAACGGGTTAGCGATAGATTCACAAATTACGGATACTTCAATCCGTCAAGCCTCCGCTGAGTCGGAGTTTTTCATTGCGACTTTGCGGTACACGGTTCTGTATCGCACGATTGACAACGATGTTGAATAAAGGAGAAAGAAAATGGCGATTCCAGACCGTTATCTAAGACTAAGAAGTAGTCAACCGTATATTACAACCGAATCAACTGCTGGCAGTTATGTCGCAGTTTCCGCTTCTGACGCATTCACCACGACTGAACCTCTGGCGCTAAGTCAGACGTTCAACACTTCAGATATTTCTGAGGTTGGCACTCGCCTGCTTCAGAACAGAAGTTTTGTGAATTATGCCGAGCGAGCAACCTTTGATATTCCGTTTCTGGTCAAGCCTTCCGGCTCTGCTGGCACGGCTCCAGCCGAATCCACACTGTTGCAAAAGGTGTTTGGCACACTAACCACTTCTGCTGGAGTATCAAACACTTACAGCTTCAGCCGAGTTTCGGATACTTTCCAAGTGGCGCAACTAGTAGACACCTACAAACTCTATGTGGCGAATGGAACCGTTGTCGAAGGCTTCAGCGTAGACATTACGAGAGACGGAGTGTTTACGATGAACGCAAACTGTCGCGCCTCTCGAATCCGCTACTCTGGACCAGTCAACGCGACTGGAACAAGTGTCAGCGTGACAGACTCTTCACCTGCAACCGTAACCTTAGATCCTGCCTCAAACGCAGTCGCTAGCGATTACTTCTTTGCTGGGCAACTGGTTGACATTTACGACTCCAGCGATACGCAAGTAAACACTGGAGGTGCTGCAACCATCAGTTCACCAAGCACAACAGCCGCGACGGTTGGGGTTCAGGCTGCTTCTGGCGACTCTTTCAGTATTGACTCGACTGACTACCTAGTGCCTCACTTGCCAGCCGCTACGCTTTCGACTTATGAGCCAATCGCCACTTCAGCCGCTCAAGTTTACTTAGCAGCACAGAACACCGCAGCCGGAAGCTTGATTGCGTCAGCTAACGAGTTTCTAGCCACTGGCTTCTCCATGAGCGTTTCTAAGAATCTTGGCGACCCAGGCTTGGCAGAAATGACCGGAGACAAGTACCCAGCCGCTGCTTATGTCAGCAACGCCATCACCGTCACGGGTTCTTTTGATTTTGTTATGCGACCAGCACAAGCCTACCGATTCGAGCAGTTCGCAAGACTAGAGCAAATCGCAATTGGCATGCAGGTTGGCGACACCGCAGGAAGTATCGTGCAAATCATCATTCCTTCCGCTCGCGTTTCCATTTCAGGAACAGAGCAAGATGGAGCCGCAGCCGCAAGCGTAGACTTTGCCTTGACTCAAGGCTCTTCTGCAACTGACGCTGCCGCTTTCTCACTCATTTATAAGTAATAATTCATGCCATCTATTTTTGATGTCCAGCGAGCAAACGAAGTCACGATTGATTTCAATGACGCAGACTTGGACCTAGAAGCAACCTTCAATTGTGTTCTACCTCACCAAAAGCTTTTGACTGAGGCTCTGAACGCAGCCACGAAGACACAGAAAGGCAAGCAGACAATTGATTCATTAATGTTCGCTCGTAAGCTTTTTGTGCCTTGTGTGCAGTCCTGGTCATTCGATGAAGATTGTAGTGTTGAGAACAAAAGCCTGTTTGTTGGAGAAGACGCAGCACTCAATAAAATGGCAACGCATGTTAGCTTGAAGCTGATGCGTTTAGCCCAGGCGAAAGTCGATGACGAAGAGGGAAATTAAAAAGTTACCTAGATTTAGTCTTAGAACGAGCGGCTTATCTAGGTGACTCGCAAGAGCATGGCATTCAGGAAGGCGACCGATACCAAGCAGTCTGGTGCTGTAAAACTGCTGACAACGTTTGGCAGGAAGACGAAGAGCCGCCTTGTGCAGTTTGTCCAAACAATTTGACGCTGACCGAGCGCAACCTGGCAGCGGTTCAGGCTTTCAGAGACTTGGACACCACCGGACGAGACTTGGGTTTTGACATTGGTTTTCTACGCGAAGAAGCGATTGACGCTTATCTGAGAAGAGCCGAAATCAACACGGTTGAAGTCTACACCGCACTGGTGACGATTGACCGAGAAGTGACGAGTCACCGCAAGAAAGAGAACGAGCGCAAACGAGACTTGCAGAAGAAGAAGTCTTCAACCGCTCGACCTTCCCCAAGACCACGAAAGCGACGATAATGGCAAACGCTGCATCCACGATTGAAATTGAATTAGAGATTCGTGACGCCATTAACCGTTTGGGCAGGCTGGAGAGAGAACTTACCAAATCGTCGCAGTCATTCGACAGAGCGGCACAAGCCACAAGAAAATTTGAAGGAGCCATCAACAAGGCCAAGGCCGGATTGGTTGCCTTCTTTGCTGCCATCAGTGTTCAAAAACTAGCGCAGTTATCTGACGCAATGACTCAGTTTGAGAATCGCGTCAAGCTTGCCACAAACTCGCTAGTACAGCAGCTTGCGGTTCAGCAACAACTTTTTCTTGTAGCACAAAAAACCGCATTGCCTCTTGAAGACGTTGGACAGCTTTATTCTCGCCTTCGTATTGCTGCCGAGCAATTGGGAGCAAGTCAACGTGACCTCATCAACCTAACCGAAACCGTAGGACTTGCACTGAAGGCTTCCGGCACTTCAGCAGCATCTGCACAAGGCGCATTGCTTCAGCTAGGGCAAGCCTTGAACAGTCCCAGAGTTCAAGCCGAAGAGTTCAACTCTCTGATTGATGGAATGCCTAATTTGCTGCGAGAAGTCGAAAAGCAGCTAGGACTTACCGCAGGAGGTTTGAAAAAGTTCGTCACAGACGGACAGCTCAGTAACAAGAAATTCTTTGACGCTATTCTTGCCAGCCAGAAAGCCTTAACCCAACAAGCCAACAGTTCTGCCTCAACGATTGAGCAAGCCAATCAGCGAGTTGCCAATAGCTTCACTTCTTTAATTGGAGCCATTGATGACAAGCTAGGCGCGAGCAAATTCTTCACTGGATTCATTGACGGACTAGCAAGCGGCATTGACAAACTATCCAACTTCTTGGGCTTGACAACTCGAGCCACTGGTGGAAGTGGTGCAAATTTAGATCAAGTCATTCGAGGTGCTGCGCCTTCTGGTTCACAATACGCCTTTCCTACGATTGGACCTGAGCGAGTAACCGCAGCAATTGGAGGATTCCCAAACTACATTCAGGAAATAAACAGTCTTGAAGAAATTAAAGAGTTAGAAGATGCAATCCTAGAAACTAGAGGCGAACAAGTTAAAGCAATTGCTGAAGCAGTTAATTCAAACACGAAAACAGTTGAGATCCTAGGCGCACAGAATGTGCCTCTTAAAGAAGCAGTGGGATTTCTTAATCTTGAGAACAAACTTCTTGAATCAAACATTCAAAAACGAAAAATCGAACTCCAGCAGAACAAAGAAAATCTCACCTATTTAGAACAAGCCACCAACTACCTCAAAGAGCAGTTTGGTCTGACTGACCGCACCGCAGGAGCGATTGTTTCCGGTGTTTCTGGCGCAGGTCCAAACGCGAGCCGAGCCGCAAATATTGCTCAATCAAAATCCTTGGATGAAGCCGCTGCCAAGCTGATTTTGAGTAACGAAAAAGTTGCTGCTGCCATCGACAAAAGCTTTGAAATTCTCTTCGACACAATCGACCCACTGATTGACATTCTGGGCGATTTAATCAGTGCAATCAATCGCTTGATTGGAGCATTGATTGAGAACGCAACAAATGCCGCAGAAGGCTTGCTTGACACGGTTGGACTTGGCCCAAATGGTTATATTTTTGGAGGTGGACTTGCCAGAGATTTAGAAGCAGCCTTTAGCAGTTCAAGACCTGGAGGACCAACCAATCAGCAAAAAGCATTTGCTCAAGCCGATTCGATTTTTGAAAACATTGCAGACACTCCGTCAACGAGGGATCAACTGCAACCAAAGATTGACGAACTAGCTGACTTGATTCCAGATTTGGGACTGACCGAAGTTATCAACCGAATAACGCAAAACACTGAACAGGCAGTTGCTAGCCTGGAAGCTGTGCAAATAATCAATTTCAAAACACTAGCAGCAGCTTCATCTGCTCCTTATCTTATGAATCAAATAGGTAAGGAAATAAAAAAAGTAAATCAGAAGATTGCTGAGACAGAAGAGAAATCGAAGATTGTTATTCAAGGATTGATTGAAGCCTACATTCAAGAACCACTCAACGCCTTGGATGATTTGACCCAATCCGCAGAAGACCAGATTGCGGCAATTGAGTTTCAAAAACTAAGCGCAGAAGAACAAATCCAGTTTAGGTATGACGAGGCCATTGCCACAATAGAACAGCAAAGAGCCTTGGCGGACCTTATCAATGATGAAGAACTAAGAAGTCAGCTTTTGGATTCGGTGAACCGAGCGACCCAAGCACAAAATGACCTGCTCGAAAAGCAACAAGAAGAACTTCAAAAACTCAACGAAGAACGCGAGCGAGAAGCCGCTTTGTTGCTTCAACAGCAAGGCCAAGCACAGGTGGACAAACTGCTCAGTGATTTAGAAAAAACCTTCGACAATATCATTGAACTCGTCCAAGACCTACGCGACCAAGCCGAAAGCCTGGTATTCTCTCAATATTCAACCGCCTCTGCTTCAGACCGTTTCACTTCTGCAACTACTCAATACCAAGAACTGCTTGCGGCAGCACTAGACCCAGAAGCCACAGAAGAAAACGTCAAAGAATTTCAAGCTTTCGTTGACACCTACCTGAAGAGCGCCCAAGACGTTTTCAAGTCTTCGAGCCGCTATCAAAACATTTTCAATTCAGTCCTAGCAGACATTGAAGAGGTTGCAGAATTCGTTCAGGCGACCATGCCACAAAGTGAAATTGACAAGGTCCGCGAGCAACTGACAGACGTTGCAGAAGAATTCGGGCTGGGTGTGGAAGAGGTGATTGAAGGCTTGGACAGATTGGTTCTAGCGTTGACGTTCCGCGCCTTGGTGGTGGACGTTCCGGTTCAAACCGTAATTGACGAAGCAAACAGTGACCTGGTTGTTGAAGCAGTGGTCACGGCAATTGAAGACCAGAACCTTTCCGATACGGAAATCGTTTCAATCGTAACTGCTGTTCAATCTCATTTATCAGATACGGACATTGAAGCGATTGTTACCGCAGTTGCCGCAAGCAATTCAGATACAAATATTGAAGCCGTAGTCAGTGCAACCGCTTCAAATACGCCTATCATTCAGGCTGTTGTCGATGCCATTGCCGCAAATATTCCGGTAATTCAAGCTCAGATTGACGTTGACATCAATACGGACTCAATAACGTTGGCTGTTGAGAATCTTGGCAGCACCTTGCAAAGCGCAGTCACAGCTTTAGTCATTGACATGAATCAAAGTGCCGCAGCGGTTGAAGGTGAAACACTCTCAACACTTGCGGCATTGGGTCAAGGTGGAAACGTTGTGACGAGCGGATTGTATAAATCAGATAATCCAACAGTTTACTACTATGATGGGAATGCTGGAGTCACTACTTACGCTGATTCAAGTCTAAGTGATAGGGAAAACAGGAATTTGTCAGTTTCTGATTTAGCTGCAACGTACTTAGCAAGCGGCTTAATAGAGCGAAACTATTATGTTTTTACAGACTACGGTACTCAGACTGAAATATCTGGATTTGACGAGTTAGAAGCTGCAAAGAGATATTCATTTGGAAGATTAAGCAGCGGATTTGATGTACAAAAAATCGGCTTTAGACGAGGCGGAATAGTAGACCCACTCGACACCATTCCAGCTATGCTTTCTCCAGGCGAATACATTCTATCACCAGAAACCGTCAGACGTTATGGCGTGAGCAATCTGAACCGCTTGAACTCTGGCGATTCAGCCGCAATCAACGCAACGAGCGACCCAGAGGTCAAACGTTTATTGGCTGAATTGATTGTGGCAGTTCGCGAGAACGACACCGAGGTGAATGTTTATACCGATATGCAAGGCCAGACGAAGGCCAGCATTGAAGAATTCAGAAGCGAACTGAGAGAAAGAACGAGAAGGCAAGGCGACAAGTTTCTTCCGGCTAGGTACATCTGATGAGCCAGTTACTTGCCACGATCACGGTTGACGGCACAGCTTACCGAGGTTCAATTAGAGGCTTTGCTGGGCAGAACTTTTATCAGCCTTTTGTCAAGAGAATACCTTCGCTTGAACTTGGACAGGTTGAGGATTCAGGCAAGATTGGTGTGAAGTTTGGCAATATCACACTTACCAACGATTATCTAAACGCAAGCCATCCGTTCGCCTTGCAGAGATACGAAGACCTGCTGACCGCACCTGGGCTATATGCAACGACTTTGAAATGGGGCGAGGCAGGAAGCGACTTGTTTTCTGGAAACATTTTTCTTCAATCCGTCACTGATACAGAACTCACCTTTGCGCTCACAGACACCGAATTTACGAAAGGCGCTAGGCCATTTACCTTGACCGAAAATTTTGCCTTTGTGGAAGCAGTTATTTCTTCAGGCGCAGGAACTCCGGTTTCCATCACAGCCTTAAATCACGGCTTTGTCACAGGCACGGTTATCATTTTTGAGCAGATGGATTCCTATGGGGAACTGCTCGAATATCAATCAGTTGCAGTCGATAACTATTATTACGTTGTTCGCACTGGTTCAAACACCTTTACCTTGCAGGACAAAGACTTCATTCCGGTGACGAGTGGGTACGGCACAACCGGAACGTTTACCTCTGACGGCAACACGCACCGAGTGGGTGTGCCGCTGAGAATTCCGTTTAGTTGGGGCATTGTCAAAAACGTCACGCCTGTGATTAAGAAACGCGATGACGAAGTAGCCAATCCAGATTTGCAAACCAACAATTCCAGTTACCCAATCGAAATCCGAGAAGATGGCGTTTTGATTTACTCGACGGATAACACCAGTTCAGAATTCTGGAATGGTTCAGGCGGTTCAGGCGTTGCGCCAACCAGCACAGTGATTAAATTGAACTCTGCCACCACTGGAGGTGTTTTGTCGATTTCAGGGATTAGCAACCGAGGTTCAACTCTTTCGAGTTTTTACAATCACGTTGCGACTGAATTAAGCCTAACTTTAGACACGAGCTATGCGTAAATGGCAGGAGTCAATTACAACACCGATACCACGATCAGCGACGAGCAAGTAAACGACTCACCAGTTGAAGTTCGACTTAGCGTAACAGTAGAAATAGATGCAAACGGAACGCTGACAGTTCGCTCTTTAACGGTAGCCACGACAGCTTCAGAAGTTGAAATTTATTCGCCTTAGTTATGGCACAAGCAACCACTAGAAACGAGCCACTGATTGACTTCGCGGCTGATACTGCCAAGGCTGCGAATCTTCTTCTTCAGATTAGCGGCTCTACTTTACGAGTCATTAATCGGATTCAAACCGGTGTCGCAGCCGCAACGGTGAGAACGCCAGAATTGCTGCAGTTGCAATTAGCGCCAGCCTTTCCAATTAAAAAGGTTTTCAGCGAGTATGAATTCAATACGCCTTATCCAGATAGTGTCACGCTTGCGCAAGAAACAAAATACGTTGAAGTTCCGAACTTAGGCTATGGGGAAGAGCAAAGCTATAACGCACTGTCAACAATTGAAGAGAAAGTCATTGAATATTTAAGAGCCATTTTGCAGAGCGAATCTGCGCCAATCTGCACGGCTCGAATTTTTGGGATTAAAGACAATTACCTTTTAGGCTATCGCATTATCTGCATAGACGAAAAGCAAAGCATCAAAGCCACAATTACCATAACTTCAATCATTTATAGTTTTGATGCAGAAGAGACAACCATCAGCGGACCAACCGAAATCGACTTTGTCAGGTTTGAATGAAGATTATCTACACCAATTTAATCACTAGCGTTACCAGTTCAGCGACTCAGCTTGCTAGTGATTATGCCGTCAGCAAGGTTGAAAACAATTATCCAAAACAGCCTTACATTGCTGATTCGGCAACCGCAACGATCACTGTGACTTGCCCAGGCGCAGAAGCCATTTTTTTCAGCTACTTGGCAGAAGCCGTGACGGTAACATTCAAGGATTCAGGCGCAAGCACCTTATCGACAGAAACGTACTCGAACACCTACACACTGACCGAGCAATATTTACTCAATGAGAAAACCCACTGGAATGATTCGGTCTTTGTGGCTTGTCCAGCAACAACCAACACGGTTGAGATTGCTTTGACTAATTCGACAGACGTTAAAGGAAGTCTGGACGGTTGGGTGACAGCAAGCAATGGGAATCTAGGCAGATTGCAAGCGAGCAGTTCAAACATTTATTTAGAAGATTATCCACAAATCAAGCTGGGTACTTTTGTCAGCGATGGGGTTTTTACCGAGCAGCTCAACCGGATTACTGGGGATGGGACAGGCTCAGAAGATTTGCAACTGACCGGAAATGGTGGCTCAAACTTTACGGTTTCTTCAATGAAGTTGCCGCTGATCGTCAACACGATTCGAGCCGGGAAAGTTCTGGAAACCTACAATCCAAACGTCGGTATGTCGATCAGCCGAGACAGTTTTGGAATCAGACAAGAAAAAGATTCAGGCTTAGTTTACCGATTGGGTGAAATTCGCAGAAGATTCAGCGGAAGCGTTCAAATACTTGAAAGCGAACGAGCAACAGCAACCAAAGTCTTTGCTGGCTTACGAATGCAACCAGTGGCTGCTGAGATTCTAGGCTACCAAACGAACACCGCAGTTTTTGGTAGCTTCTTTGAGCCTGCCAGCATTGCGTACAGTTATCCAGGTTCTCAACTCTATGACTACAACTTTGAATTTGTTGAGCTAATTTAATGTCATTACTCAAAACAAACGAAATCCAGAATTACAACGGTTCGAGTCTCACGCTAACTGCCAGCACGGTTTCCACTTCTGCACAGTTAAACACGGGCGGAAATATCAGCGTAACAGGCTCTTTAAATGTTTCTGATGATTCAACGACAAGAACCAATTTAGGATTGGGAACAATTGCCACACAAGACTCAGATTCAATCACAGTTACTGGTGGGAGCGTGACTGGGACCGAAATTGATTTAAAGAGTTCTGGAACTACTATTTACAAAAGCGATGGAACTACTGCTGTTTTGAGTGAGAGTGGTGGGGTGGTGACGCTTACTGCTGATGGGCTGACGGTTTCTGGAGCAACAGAGTTTCAAGACAATCCTGTTATAAAAAATGGTTCACCTGAACTAACTTTTGCTACAACAAACGCTGCTCATGCAAACTGGCAGATTGCTGCTCAAGAAAGTACATCTAATGCTTTAGAAATAGCCTCTGGCCAACAAGATGCTGATGCATCAGATGATACTTGGACAGCAAGATTTATTGTTGGATACAACGGTAATGTCACAATCACCAATTTAGGAACGGGAACCGTATATTCAAACAGTGGAGTATTAACAAACACAAACCCCTCAGACTTAAATCTAAAAGAAAATGTTGTTGAAGTCAGTTATGGGCTTTCAGAGGTAAGGCAACTTCGACCAGTTGAATTTGATTGGATCGCTGATGAAGCAGATAAGCACGAACTTGGGTTTATTGCACAGGAGGTTCAGTTAATCATCCCTGATTTGGTCAATACTTATGAACGCATTATTAATGAAGAAACAGGTGAAACAGAAATTGGATATGGGTTAGAAAGCACTCAATTCATTCCAGTTTTGGTAAAGGCCATCCAAGAACAACAGTCACAAATTGACGCACTTACTGCACGAATTTCAGAACTAGAAACCACTTAAAAAGGCCGAGCAATGCCAGCAGAACCCAACTCAATGATCCAATTAGTCCAAGACTTAGGTTTTGGCATGGCTTCTCTGACCTTCAGCGGTTGGTTGATCGTGTTTCTTTTAAGAGGTTTTGAAAAGGAGCGAAATATTTGGCTAACTAAGGACTCTGAAAGCGATATTCGCGTCAGCGAACTTTTACGCGAAAATTCACAACTTCAACAGGCCACCACAGAAAAGCTTGCGAACCTTCAGGCCCAACAGTCTCAGCAACTTTTAGCAGTTCATGAAAAGCTCAACACAACGCTTACTAATATGACCGTTGCGATCAGTGAGCTAAGTCAGAAAATGGACAAGTTACAAAAATGAAAACGCTACTAGCAGGCTTGGCTTTGCTGCTATCAACGTCAGCACTGGCTTTGCCTGTTGAGTACAAAACCTTGCACCTAGTTTCATGGGCTTACCAATGCTCACTTCGACTTGCTCCCACCTATCAAATGCAAGGCATGGGCAGCAATCTCGCCATGCAATCCGCCATTCAGCTTTGCAGTTGTGTCATTGACCATTACCGCGAGAACCATAGATATGTAGACCTTCAGTTGATGCCGTTACCCCAAAGAGAAGCGTTTGGCGAAATGTATTCTCAAGAATGTGTGGACTACCCTGAAAAGGAGACTTGATGGAATTTATTGACCACTCAGAGCATTTTTCGAGGGACGAGTTGAAGTGCAAATTTACTGGTGAATGCAAGGTTTCGAGTTCGTTTCTTACTAAACTGGAAACGTTGAGGACTCATTACGGCAAGCCAATCAGACTAACTTCAGCCTATCGCTCGCCAGAGCATCCGGTTGAAAAGGCTAAATGGAAAGACGGGAAACCCAAAAGTACGGGTTATCATGTATTAGGCCGAGCAGTGGATATTGCCTGCTGGAATGCGGATGGGGCAAGGCTGTTAGAAATCGGAATTCAGATGGGCTTGTTCGGTGGGTATGGGTTTTCTTTTACTGGTTCAAGCCGCTTCCTTCATGTCGATGACCGTGAAGACGGTTTAATGATTTGGAGTTATTAAAATGGAAGGATTTTTAGAAATATTTAATTCTGTTGTTGAATCTGGTGGAGTAGAATTAATTTTAACGGCAGCAGGCTTACCAATGGCAGCGGCTGGAGTGGGAATTTATCGAAAAATGAGGAAGGCAAAGAAGCTGAAAGAGGCAATCACTGGCGGATAGTCAGAACCGCCACTTAACGGAAGTGTGGCAAATCCTCTGGAAGTGGCTCCCCAAGCTGGACTCGAACCAGCGACCCAATGATTAACAGTCACCTTAGTTCTTTCGGCTGTAGGCTAGACGAATTCTGGGCTTGCTGGATTCTTTCAATTTTTTCTTGCCAGTGTTTCCGCCAGTTCCCAACTTATTTACCAAGTCCACTTGCTGCAAGTGGTCACTATTTAAATAAGACATGGTTGTTTGAATCGAATGATGACGCAGAAGCTTTTGCACCTGAACAGGATTTGAACTTTCACCAGATAATAGTTCAGTCGCAACCGTAGAACGAAACGAATGCAGCGGTTTTGCGTTTTCAATGCCTACCTTTAGCAGCGCCTTCCTCATGGATTTGGTCAAATCCCCAAGGCTTGAATACAAAGGCTTACCTCTGCCGTTGTCCAAAACAAACTTCTCGCCTTTGACTTCCTGACTTAAAATAAATTCTTTTAAATCTTCAGCGATTGGAATGATTGCGTCTTTCCTGCCTTTTACCTTCCAATCCTTTGTTGAGCGAAGTTCGATTCGGTCAGGATAAACATTGTCCCATTTCAGCGCCAGCAGCTCACCACCACGCATTCCGGTATAGCGCAAAAACCACCAGGTACGAAGCAGAACCAGAAACCGTCTTCGTTTGGTTTCGTTCCAGCCTTGTTCTAGGTGTTGCCGTAAATCTTCGAGTTGTTGCTGAGAGAATACAGCAGGCAGAGGTTTGGACGAGCGAACGCTTTTGACTTTAATGGCTGCTGGTAAGTGACCTTGCTCCCAGCTCCAATTGAGGATTGCGCGAACTGCTCGAAGATAAGAATTACAGCTATGGTCATTCAGTCCATCTTTTCTTAAAGCCAAGACGAACTTGTCAGTCAGTTGTGAGGTGTGAAGCCGAATCCGATAATCACCTACAATCTTTTGGTAGCGACTAAGCTGTTGTCGATACTTGCCAACCGTCCGCTCGTCACGATTCGCCTGAACATGCGCCAGGAACAAATCCAACAACTCACTGAAAAACAAACCTTGTTCGTCAGTAAGCCTCTCGACTTCTCGACTCAGCTTTTCTTTCAGCTTCAAGAATCGCTCAACGAGCAGGGCGTTTAACTGGTCAGGCTC